AAGACGCCGACACCTGAGCATGTCGACGACCTACTCGGCAAACTCGAGCGCACCCTCGACCGCATATGGCAAGGCAAGGTCGTCGAGCCGATCGACCTCAGCGAACACGAGGACGATGAGCGAGCCTGACAACGTGTGCCCCACATGCGGGCGCGCATGGCCCGTCGACCGGATGCCGCACCGCGCAAGTGGATGCCCAGGCTGGCCCGAGGAGGACTGATGGGCGCTCATGCTGGGCGCTCAGGTCGCCGCTGGAACCGCCTCAAGGCCGAGGTCTACGCACGCCGCGGGCCATGCTGCCGATGCGGGCAGGCCATCGACTACGAGCTGCCCTACCTCGACGACGCGACCGGCCTGCCCAACCCGCAAGCCAAGAGCGTCGACCACTACCCCTACCCACGCTCGACCCACCCCCACCTCGCCGAAGATCCAGCGAACCTCGCCCCCGCACATCGTCGATGCAACCTCAGTGCTGGCAACCGCGACACCAAGCCAGTCGGAGTCACATCGCGACAGTGGTAGGGGTAGGGGCGTTCGGATCACTGGCCGACGGTGGGCGGTCTCGTTCGCCGGTAGTCGTCCCTCTCCCCCCTGGGCCTCAACCGGGGTCGTGCGCGCGCGAAGGAGTCGTCATGGGTGATGTTCGTGACGCCACGGAGGCTGCCATCAAGGCGGCTGATCACTTGACCGACATGGATAAGGGTGCGGTCGAGGCGCTGCGTTCCCTCGCGGACAAGATCGACGCTTGGGACACGATCGTCGATTGGGCCAATGACGACGCTGCGCAGGTCGAGGGCAAGCGCCCCGCGGTGCCGGCCAATGACAACGTGTCGATCCCCACCTACCTGAAGTTTTGCGAGTCGCTGGGTCTGACTCCGACGGGCCGCACTCGCGCCCAGATCGAGAAGGGCAAGACCGATGGCGGTGGCAGCACGCTCGGACGGCTCCGCTCGGTCCACGGCAAGGCAGGCTAAACGATTCGGCGCCGAAGTTCCCCGCGTCTTCACGAAGCCACTGCGCAAGATCGAGCCGCGCACCCCGACCACGGAGAAGCGAACCCTCGGCTATGCCGTCATCGACTTCGCCACGGACGTGTGCGAGATCGACCTCTTCCCCTGGCAGAAGTGGCTGCTGATCCACGCGCTCGAGCTGCTGCCTGACGGGTCGTTCCGGTTCCGCAACGTCGTGGTGCTGGTGGCGCGGCAGAACGGCAAGAGCACCCTGTCTCAGATTCTCAGCCTGTTCTTCCTGTACGTGCTGGCGACTGCACTGGTCATCGGCACCGCTCAGGATCTCGACGTCGCCGAGGAGATCTGGCAGGGCGCCGTCGACATCGTCGAGGAGACGCCGGACCTTGACGCGCTCAAAGAGCGCGTCGTCAAGGTGAATGGCAAGAAGTCTCTGGAGCTCAAGTCGGGCGAGCGGTACAAGGTGAAGGCTGCGAACCGTCGCGCCGGCCGTGGCCTATCCGGTGACCTGATCCTCCTCGACGAGCTGCGTGAGCATCAGTCGTGGGACGCCTGGGGCGCCATCACGAAGACGACGATGGCCCGTCCGAACGCTCAGGTTTGGGCGCTGTCCAACGCGGGTGATGCGACGTCGATCGTGCTGCGCTACTTGCGCAAGATGGCGCACGCGGCGCTCGGCGACCCGGACGGAATCTGCGGCGCGGACGACCCGTCGAAGCTACTGCCAGTCGAGGACGACCTGATCGACAACGACCTCGACCCCGATGAGGACTTCGAGGTTGAGGACGACACGCTCGGCATCTTCGAGTGGTCCGCGGCGCCGGGTCGCAGCGTTTGGGATCGGGACGGCTGGGCCGAGGGCAATCCCTCATTGGGCTACTCGATCACCGAGCGCACCATCGCCTCGGCCGCGAAGACGGACCCCGAGTGGGTGTTCCGTACCGAGGTGCTGTGCCAGTGGTCGGACGGCACGCTCGAGGGTCCGTTCCCTCCGGGCGCGTGGGAGGCTGGTCAGTTCATCGGGGGCGACAACCCGCCGCAGATCGTCGGCAAGGTCAAGGCCGGCATCGCAATGACTCAGGACCGTGGCACGACGTTCATCTCGTTCGCGGGCCGTGACAAGAACGGCCGCGCGCAGGTCGAGATCGTGGCGCGTCGTGCGGGTGATGAGTGGGTCGAGGGCTGGCTCAAGGAGCGCCGCGACCTGATCGAAGGGGTGACTGGGCAGGGCAAGGGTGCCCCGGAGTCTGGTCTGATCGAGGCGTTGCGACTGGCGGGTCTGCCTGTCGTGAAGTGGGAGGGCTCGGCGCTGCCAGATGGCACGGGCCGGTTCTTCGACGCGATCCGCGACAACGAGGTCACGCACCTCGCCTGGCCCGAGCTCGACGTCGCCGCGGCTACCGCGGTCCCGAAGTTGACCGACGCTGGCTCGTTCATGTGGGACCGCAAGAAGTCCCCCGTAGATATTGCCGCGATGTGTGCGGCCAATGGGGCGCACTGGCTCCTGACTCGACCAATCGAAGCACCAGCCGTCAGCGCCTACGAGGCGCGCGGCGTCATGACTATCTGAGAGGGGGGCGGCGTGGGCTTCTGGGACAGCATTCTCCGGCGTAACCAAGTGGCCGTCTTCTCCCCGCGGGTCGAGTACATCGGCGGCCACGACGAGCTCGCCGAGTACTACGGCGGGGGCGTCAACCTCGACCACGCAACCCCGGCGTCCCTGTGGCGTTCGCAGCCTCATCTCCGCACCGTGGTCTCGTTCTTGTCGCGCAACGTGGCACAGCTCGGACTCCACCTCTATGAGCGAGTGGGCGAGACCGACCGCCGTCGCGACAGGACATCCCTGGCGGCTCGGGCACTGGCACACCCGGACGCGTCGATGACGTCGTTCGACCTGATCTACGCACTCGTCGGCGACGAGTGTCTCTATGACCGCGCCTACTGGTACGTCGGCGAGTCGCTTGAGATGCCGTCGGGTGTGATGATTCGCCGACTGCCCCCGTCGTGGGTGACGGTCGAGGACTCGGATGCCTTCTCGGTGAAGTCGTACCGGGTGAGCCTTGGCAAGGACTCTGTCGTCATTCCGGCGTCGAGCATCCTGTCGTTTGCCGGCTACTCGCCGACCGATCCGAAGAAGGGGTCGCCGACGATCGAGTCGCTGCGCGCCACTTTGCAGGAGCAGGTCGAGGCGGCGAAGTACCGGAGTCAGGTGTGGAAGCGCGGCGGTCGCGTGTCGGCCGTTCTGCAGCGACCCGCCACTGCGCCCGCCTGGGGCGACAAGGCGCGTGAGGCGTTCCGTGAGGACTGGTACGCCAAGTACACGGGGCATGGTTCGAAGGCTGGCGGCACGCCGATCCTCGAAGATGGCATGACGCTGCAGCGCATCGACTTCAACGCGCAGGAGCAGCAGTTCGTCGAGGCCGCGAAGCTGTCTCTCGTCACTGTCGCGTCGGCGTTCCACGTCAACCCGACGATGATCGGGCAGAACGATGGCGCGAACTACAGCAACGTCCGCGAGTTCCGCCGGATGCTGTACGGCGACACCCTCGGCCCGATGCTTGCGCAGATCGAGGCGCGCGTAAACACGTTCCTTCTGCCCATGCTCGGCATGGACCCGGAGCGCTACTACGTCGAGTTCAACATCGCCGAGAAGTTGCAGGGTTCCTTCGAGGAGCAGGCGTCTGCGATGCAGACGGCGACAGGTGCTCCATGGATGACGCGCGCTGAGGCTCGCGCCCGGATGAACCTGCCCGCGATCGACGGCGCTGATGGCCTTGTCGTGCCGTTGAACGTGCTTATCGGCGGGCAGGCTTCGGCCACAGACTCGGGCATACAGAACCAGCTCGCAGGCCCGGAGCGTCGCGTCAAGGCGCGTGCGCCGCAGACGTTCGAGACGAAGCACGAGCAGGTTCTCCGGGCGTTCTTCAAGCGTCAGGGTGCGGCAGTGAAGTCTCGTCTCGGTGCCAAGTCCGGCGAGGACTGGTGGGACGAGGAGCGTTGGGACGGCGAACTGTCCGATGACCTCTACGCGCTCGCCGTGACAACGTCTCAGCAGGTCGCGAAGTCCACGCTCGACGGACTCGGTGTCGCGCCCGATGAGTACAACGTCGACCAGACGCTCGCCTTCCTCAAGGCCGTGTCAGCGTCTCGGGCGGCGAACATCAATGCCGCCACGAAGGCCCAGATCGAGGCGGCTCTCGAGGACGACGACCCGACGACCGCGGTCGCCAATGTGTTCGACGTCAGCGAGAAGTCGCGCTCGGCGCAGATCGCCACGACGGTCGTCACGGCATGGTCCGCCTTCGGTGCGGTCGAGGCCGGTAAGCAGGCCGCTGGTGAGGCGGCTACGAAGACGTGGATCGCTGGGCGCAATGCCCGCCCCTCTCACGCCTCCATGTCCGGCGAAACGGTCGCCCTCTCGGAGAACTTCTCCAACGGACTCGCATGGCCCGGCGACTCGGGCGATGCCGACGAGGTTGCCGGCTGCAACTGCGACCTCGAAATCAACATCCCCTGACGCCTGCTCAACCGCCCGAGGAGGGCCGCACATGAAGGTCAAGGACACTGCGCTCACCGCGCGGCAGGTCAAGGCCGGCCCTGACGACGGGCTGACTGAGGGCGAGTTCACCGCCTACGCAAGCGTCTTCGGCAACAAGGATTCCTATGGCGACGTCGTCGTCAAGGGTGCTTTCGCTGACGACCTGCAGGCGTGGAAGGACTCGGGCCAGAACATCCCGCTCCTGTTCGGTCACAACATGGCTGACCCCGACTTCAACATCGGTCACGTCGTGAAGGCCGAGGAGGATGACTTTGGGCTCAAGGTCACGGCCCAGCTCGACCTCGAGAACCCGAAGGCCGCGCAGGTCTACCGGATGATCAAGGGCCGGCGCATCAATCAGATGTCTTTCGCCTACGACGTCCTCGAGGGCGCGAATGCGAAGTCGGACACGCTCGGCGACTACTACGAGCTGCGACGCCTGAAGACGTATGAGGTGTCGGTCGTGACGATCGGCGCCAATCAGGAGACCGAGATCCTCGCGGTGAAGTCCGCGGCGGATGCCCTGCTGGCGAAGGCCGGCCGCGTCCTGTCCGCGAAGAACGAGGGCGCGCTGCGCTCCGCTCATGAGCAACTGGTCGGCGCTGCTGACCAGATCAAAACCGTCCTGTCCGTCTTCGACGACGAGGCAGGCAAGGCCGCACCCGCGGCCGACACCGACCAGGCCAAGGCCAGCGGAGACCCAGACGCCAAGTCCAGCGCCATCGACGAGGAGCCCGCAGGGGCCAAGTCGTCCGCGCCCGACGAGGAGCAGAAGGCAGACCCGTCCGTCGAGAACTGGGCGACACACCTGTCACTCCTCGCACTCGGCAACGAGTGAGAAAGGGGTTCACCGTGAACCTCAAGGCACAGCGTGCCGCCGCTCTCAAGGCGGCACAGGACATCGTGGCGAAGGCGCAGGCCGAGAGCCGCGCGCTGACCGACGACGAGCGCTCCACGGTCGAGGCCAAGTCGGCCGAGGTCGTCGAGCTCGACGCCAAGATCAAGGCGGCCGAGGACTCCGACGCCCTCATGTCGCGCATCGCCAACCTCGGCGGCGGCAGCGTCTCCGCGGATGACGAGAAGGATGGCGACAAGCCCGAGGGCGCCAAGTCGCTCGGCGAGCACTTCGCCAAGTCCGTCGGCAGCGCCGGCTTCATGCAGCTCAAGGAGCGCGGCGGCTTCACCGTCTCCGCCCCCGAGTTCAAGGCCAGCACCGACCCGCAGCTCGTCCCGTCATCCCTCGGCCCGGTCCTGACGCAGGTCGACCGCACGGTCGTCCAGGGCTTCCGTCGCCCCACCGTCGCCGACGTCATGTCGAGCGGCACGATCTCCGGCAACGCCGTGACGTACTTCGTCGAGGGTGCATTCGAGGGCGCGTTCGCGACGGTCGCGGAGAACGGCCAGAAGCCGCAGATCCACGTCGCAGACCCGACCGCGGTCACCGACTCGCTCAAGAAGATCGCCGCGTGGTGGGACACCTCGGACGAGATGGTCGAAGACCTCGACTTCTGGGTCTCTGAGATCAACAACCGCGCGCTCTACATGCTGTCGCTCGCTGAGGAGAACCAGCTCCTCAACGGTCCCGGCACGGGCTCGACGGTCCTCGGCCTGCTCAACCGCTCGGGCATCCAGACGGAGACGCAGGCTGCGACCGGCGACTCGGCTCAGGATGCGATCTTCCGCGCCCTGACGAAGGTGCAGACCGCGACCGGCCTCTCGGCTGACGCGATCCTCATCAACCCGGCCGACTACCAGGCGCTGCGCCTGAGCAAGGACGCCAACGGCCAGTACTTCGGCGGCGGCTTCTTCTCCGGCGAGTACGGCAACGGCGGCATCGTCACGCAGCCGAACCTGTGGGGCCTCAACACGATCGTCACGTCGGCTGTCGCCGCGAAGACGGTCGCCGTCGGCGCGTTCAAGGCTGCCGCGACGGTCTACCGCAAGGGTGGCGTGCGCGTCGAGTCCACCAACTCGGACCTCGGCAAGTTCACCAAGAATGTCATCACGACCCGCATCGAGGAGCGCGTGGCCCTGGCTGCCCGCATCCCCGCCGCGGTCGTCAAGGTGACGCTGGTCTGATCCAGTCGTGGCGCCGTCCCGATGGGCGGCGCCACGCCCAGACCTCCAACAGAAGGGTTGAGCCATGAGCGATGACAACCGCAAGGAGTATGTCGTCACCATCGGTGGCGTCGAGCACTCGATGCTGCTGACCGATGAAGACGTGCAGCGCTACGGCGAGAACGCGAAGGCTGCCGGCGCCCAGAACAAGCAGGGAACCGCGAAGAACAAGGGAGCCTGACTCATGGTCGATGTGCCACTCGCCGCCACGCCGGAGGGGGTGGATGAGGCCGCATGGTCTGCCGCCTGCGAAGCTGCGCGCGCATACTGCGGGTGGCACATCGCACCATCCATCACCGACACTTACACCCTCGACGGACCCGGCTCGAGCATCCTCATGCTCCCAAGCCTCAAGGTCACTGCGGTGTCCTCCGTCACGAACGACGGCACGGCAGTCACTGACCCTGAGTGGTCCGAGGCCGGCATGGTTCGCGGGTGCTGGTCATGCAAGTTCCGCGGCGTGGTCGTCGAGATGACTCACGGCTACGACGTTTGCCCGCCCGAGATCCTCGGCGTTCTCCAAGAGGCCGCCTCCCGCGGTGTCGGGGGGTCCGCGGTGTCGCAGGTCGGGCAGGTCCGCATGGGCGGCGTCTCTGGCGTCCCTGGCGCGGCGTCGTTCATGCTTGACCAGAAGGCCGTGCTTGACCGCTACGCACTACCCCCGCGGCCATGAATCTCGGGACGCAGACGATCGTCCGCAAAGGGCGACCGGCAGAGTCGGTCGGTGAGGAC